CTGCGTATATGCGGTATCCGTTGGCTGCTGGTGCTGCGGGGGCGGTTTGCTCATTACCCTCTATATAGCCGCCGGTTACGGTTAGGTTGCCCGTGCTGCTGATCGTTCCCGTTACTGCGAGGCCGGTATTACTGACTGACGCCCGCAGAGTGCTTGCCGTGTATATCCCGACTGATGAAGAACCGGATGAACCGAGGATATAAGCCGTTCCAGCGCCCCAATAATAAGTAGTCCCGTCTGCGGTTTTAATACCTGTGGTCGCGCTAACTTCGCCCGTTACCGCGAGGCCGGTGGAGGAAATGGTTGCGCTAGGCGCTCCAATCGTTGCCGCCGCCGCTGCGCCGCTAACATTATTGGCAAGGCAGTAAAACTCAAACTGCCCCAAACTATTCCCGTTTGTGGCGAGTAGTGTCGCGTATCCGTTTGCGGCGTATTTAAACCCGCCACCACCAAAATACATATTGTTGTAAATGTTGCTCGACACCAACAACGAATTCGGGAAGTAGCCTGCAACGTCGGCACCAGAAATTACAGTCGATCCAGCGGCGCAAACTGCCCCTGTCGCACTCAGCGCACCCGTTACCGCGAGGCCGGTGGAGGTTGCGCGGGTTACTGTGACAAAGTTTACTGCTGTGACGAATCCTGTGCCGGTGGCGGTGTTGATAAAAGAGTCATACGCCGTTGCTCCGGTAAGTAACTGTGTCGGGGAGCCTTCTACGCCAAGAAAAACAGAGTTTCCTGTGTTGCCTATATCCAGTTCTTTGTAAGTAGTTCCCGCTGCGTTATTCCGTAAAACTATAGCGGATGATGTGCTGGTAATAGTTCCCGTCGCACTCAGCGTAGTAAACGCACCCGCAGCAGGGGTAGTGCCGCCAATGGCTGTTCCGTCTATCGTGCCGCCGTTAATATCGGTTGTGGTCAGGACGGACGATCCAATCGTCATTACGCCAGTGCTATCTGCAATGGTCGCAGAGGCAGTTCCATCCTTAGCTTTGATATTGGTTACTTCTACGGTGGTAGCGTCAAGCGTAGTCACATTAGCTACGTTAATCGTTACATTACCGCTGCTAATTGATACGTTGGACAGGCTTGCGTTTGCAATCGAGCCGCCAGTAATGTTTACGTTTGCCAATGCTTCAGCGCCATTAGCCATGCCATTGATGGCAACGGCAACAGTGCTAAAGTTATTGTCAAGCTGGCTAAGAGGAATGCTTGCATTTGCATTAGCAAAAGTATTGGGAATAACTACTGGAAGGGCCATGATTAGAACCTCGCTCTTAATTCGTGTTCGTATTGCAATCCACTAATCGTAAATGGAGTTGCGGTTGCTGTAATCGTTATGCCAAGGTATTTACCATACATTTTTGCATCTGAACGATACAGATAATAACCAGCGCCAGGATTGATGCTGTTCGTCCAAATAACAGAATTCGAGCTATTGTTAATCCAGTTAATTGGGGCAAGACTATTATTTATCCATTGCGTTGAGTTCGCAAAAACAATGGGTGGTGATTGAGCCGATTCAGAATCTACATATCCGACCATCACAATCGGCAGATTGCCAAGAGTAGCCTCAATCCCTATTTTTAATGCCTGCTTATCACGAATAGGGTCGCCCATAGGCATCAAAGCCGTTTCTATTAAAACGTCTATTCCTGTTGTGCTGTTGTTATAAAAACGATGTAAATTTGTTCCTGTTGTTGCATAAACATTCAGTATGTTGTCATCAAACGCATTGGTTATATAAAAACCATTGGTAAGCTGGTTAGAGAAAAACCATTTCCTCTCAAAAAATACAGCCTGTATCCACTCATCAGTTCCATCGTTATCGTATTTGAAATTCCATACGGCACAAAGAATATTGTTTATCAGGCACTGTCCACCAGTAATATCTGAATTAAAATCAATTAGAGGAAATACTCCATCAAGCGGATCACTGATCTTGGTTGTAGTAGAGCCTACCAAAGCATAAACGCCATACTCGTTCATAAAAAGAATTGAACGGAAATAAGGGAATATGGCGTGGTTTAGCTTTGTGCCAATAGATGCAGATACGTTTGTGTTTGTAAACAGGGAAACGCCAGTGGCCGGATCAACGCGAACGTCTGAAAATACGTTGATTGAATCCTCACCAAATAAGTACAAGAAGTTGTTTGCCGACAAAATTCTTATAATATCAGTGCGAAGCGTGGAGTCTGTAATCGTCAAAAATCCAGCGGATACGTTGTAGAAATCGTTAAACGTATCGGTGGCAGAGTAAAACACAGTCCTGCCATCAGCAATCCATGAGCGACCCGAAAACGTGGCTACATCAATACCGTTTTGATCTAGGATCGTGCAAGTTACATTAGCACTACTGCCTGCACCAGTAATCGTTACCGTTGGGGCGCTGGTGTAGCCTGTTCCAGCTTCAGTAACAACAATCTCTACTACCGCATTAGAAGTAACAATGACCTCTCCAGTCGCCTGAATGCCGTTAGCCTGGTTGGGAGCGCCAAAAGCGACCGTAGTATTTGCAGTGTAGCCAGAGCCACCATTATTGATGGTAATGGAATTAACGCTACCAATATCATGCAGGTCAGTGCCATCCCAAGTCTTGTATCCGTTATTAGGATCAATAATCAGAGCACGTTCATTCTTCCACTGCGTAGCCATAACGCCAGTGTTTGAGAATGTTCCTGCATTTGCAATGTTGCCAACAGAACCTGTGCCTATGTTCACATACTGCGCTCTGCCATTGTTTTGAAATGCCAATACATACTCAGTGTTGTTAATATTTACACTGGTCATGTATGTAACGGTATTAGCGAACGTGACGTTGGCTAACTGGCTAGAAGCATTCAGAATCTTTATATTGCCGTAACCAATCGGCATGGCGTTTTCTATCCAAGAAAACTCGCCATTATCAATAACGGTGCGATTGTTTTTGGTATTTACGCCTTTGAAGTCTTTTACTACGGCGTAATTTTTCTTTTGCTCAACCGCAGCCATTTAATACCCCGCTACATAAGGTGTGGGTAGCCTGCGTGTAAATGTATTGCTTAGAATCTCGCGCACATGCTTGTTGTATTGCTGGTCAAATATCTCTGCTTCGCCATACGATTGCTCTTGATACTTGGCAATATACGCGGCATAAAACGGAACCGCCTCAGTAAACGGGGCCGCAAGCACCTCGACATCTACTCCAGTAACCATCGGGTCAACCTCAACTACGGTATCAAACTCCATAATGTAGCTTTGATCCGGCGTCGGGCCAATAAACAGCTTTTTAGGGCCGTACATAGAGTAAGCAATCGGCCTGCCAGTGTAGTTCTGCCAGTAACGCAACTGCGCGTTAAAGTCAGTCCAGGCAAGATAATACAAAGGAATGCGGGAGTTACCCCAATACAGATTGACGTTAATTATATCAATCGTGTTTGAACCTTGAGGTAATACAGAAAAATCTACTGTTTCAACGCTTGAAGGTACGGTATAACTTTGAAGGACACGGTTACACCCCGTATCACGGACAAGGGTATTCCTACCGTCGTTAATGTAATCCGTTAATTCAGCGTCAGTCCAAAAATTGCCATTAACGTCATGCAGCAAACGACGGGTTTGCGTAATGTAACCCGATAAAGTCTGAGCCATATTTACTCATTTATTGCTGAAACTTTCGCCGCACCCTTTGCTTTAGGCATAGGGGCGGCTACTCGCTCCACCACAGGGGCTGACAAGTGGACTGGCTTGGAAGGCTCTTTTGAAAACGAAAACTTGCAGAGCTTTTGCATTGCAGCATCAAACTCATTACTCATCTTCATCCATCCAAGCCTAACCAAGAAGGGTTCTTTATTGTCATCGCCATAACCGAAAATATGTTTTGCCGCCACTTCAGGCAGTTCAATTTCCTTGCCAGGAATGAAGTCGTATTTAACTCCATCAAAGCTGTCAGAAAGCGCGTCCTGACTGTTGTTGCGAACATATACGGTCATAACGTAACAATATCCCCATAAACGGCAACATCACAGGTAACAGCATTGGTGTTCGCAACCAGCCGCAGATACAGCGGTTTGGCGGTCAACACCGTGGTATTACCCGATGCACT